CATGGCTTTCTTGGGCTGGGTTATGCTTCCGCTGATCGCTCTGCTGACAGTTGTCAGTTTGGTTCGATATTTTATTATTATTTTTACGTGAGGTATTTTTTATGAGTAAGATTACTAGTCGACATGTTCAGGTCTATGAGATGATGAAGAGCGGCAAGTCCGTCAGCTTCGATTCTCTAGTAACCAATCTTGGCTGCAAGCCTTCAACCGTGATGGCTCTTATTTTCGGTTTACGTCGCCACGCTGGCGGTGAAATCGATACTGAGCGAAATGGTCGTAAGGTTGAATCGTATAAGCTAACCAATGCGGCTGATATCGCAACTAAAATGGTCACGGCTCAGGGTTCTCCTAAGACTAAGACCCCAAAGGTCGCCAAGACCCCAAAGGTTAAGTCTACCAAGACCAAGACCGTAGTGAGCCGCAAGGCTGCTAAGGATGATGAGTTCGACGTTCCTACGCTCGATGCCGACCTCGATATCACTGAGGTGAGCGACGCTGAACTTGCCGATCTGCGCAATCAGCTGGGTCTGGCTTGACCTTTCGGGGCAGGGTAACACCTGCCCCTTTTTATGCGCAAACCTACTAGTGAATTCTTTTTGAGTATAGGTCAATATGTTTATCAATACATTGATCGCGATACTCTTAAACCTTACTACACTGGAAAAGGGAATTTAGATCGTTGCTGGGCGCATGTGAATGAAAAATCATTCGACCCAGAAGATTGTTTTATTGTTGCTAAAAATCTAGAGAGATTCGAAAACAAAAAAGACTGGCAGTCTTTTCTTCTAGAGTCTTATCTAATAACTACACATGAACCTGAAAGTAATTTAGTTTCTGGTCACTATAAGGAATGTTTTATTATGACTTCTCTTTCTTCTATGTTTTCTGAATTCGAGAACGATCAGTATGATAACTTTGCTGTTCTTCCCGATTGGTATCTAAACAACTACGAATCTTTTCGCAATCGTGTGCGCGAAATTAAGATCAATGCAACCACTACGTTCGTGTTGAGTAATGCGCGCAATCAGATGTATATGATGTTCTATTGGAATCCGACTGACGTTCAACAACCGACGAAGGTCACTTTCGAAATCAATTCCGAAGGCACTAAACTTGATTCGATTAAAAATAATCTGACGAAGTGGCTTGCAAAGAATAATCACAAAAAGCCATTTGCCGATGGTAAGGTTCAGAAGTTGGCTGTAAATGTCGACTCAATTGATGATGTTATCTCGCTGTGGAATGAATTCTGGTCGTAATATGAATATCTTCTTTCTAGATCGCGATGTGCGGGTGGCAGCACAGTATCATTGTGATAAACATGTTGTTAAGATGATACTTGAGTCCGCTCAATTGTTGTCCGCCGCACATCGCGTTCTAGATGGAAAGATGTCTATTGAGACAAGCGCGTCTAATCGCAAGACTAAAAACTGGAAACTCAATGATGAACGTGAAGCTGGTTTGTATAAGGTTTCTCACCTCAATCACCCAAGTGCTGTGTGGGCTAGATCTAATATCGATCACTATCGCTGGCTGTATGATCTATTCTATCGGCTAATCGGCGAGTACAAGTATCGCTACGACGGCAAGTATCACAAGTGCGAGGCTCTTCTTATTCCTCTTTTTGCATCTCCAGAAAACATTCCTATTGTTGACTGGCAGGATCCGCCGCAGGCTATGCCCGACGACTGTAAGACTGCAGACACCGTAGAAGCCTATCGCAATTATTACCGTACGCATAAGCGTCGAATGGCTAATTGGAAGGTTCGAGGGACTCCCATCTGGTATAAATAGGTTGATGAAGACCTTCTCCCAATACCTGTCAGAAGCCGCCAAAGAAGGGCATGGACTCCATGCCTTTGACGTTGATGACACCCTTTTCCATACAACGGCAAGGGTTAAGGTAATGCACGGTAAGAAAGAAGTTGGCTCTCTGAGCAATTCCGAGTACAATACTCATAAACTCCCTAAAGATCATCACTATGACTATAGTGAGTTTCGCTCGGCTGAGAAATTTGAGAAAGAGTCCGAGCCAATGACTCGCATGCTCGATAAGATGAAGGCGATTCACGCCAATGCAAAGAAGACTGGCAGCAAGGTTGTGATTGCAACTGCTCGCGCAGACTTCGACAATAAAGAAAAGTTCCTCAACGCTTTCCGTAAGCATGGCGTTGACATTGACAATATCCAAGTCCATCGTGCTGGTAATGACAAGAGCGAAGGAACTATCGCCGAGAAGAAGGCACGCATCATCAGCAAAGAAATTACAGCCGGCAAACATAAGCGTGCATCTCTCTACGATGACAGCAAGGACAATCTAAAGCATTTTCTTGCTCTTAAGAAAGATCATCCTGATGTGGAATTTAAAGCCTTCCATGTTCAACCGAACGGAAGTGTTGTGAGACATACTGAGGATTAACCTGTGCCAACATATGAATTCTTGAACAAGAAGAACAAGAAAATTGAAGAACACGTGATGTCGATTATTGCTTATGATGATTTTAAAAAGCAAAATCCGCATCTAGAAAGATATTACGAAACACCTCCGAACTTTAATTACAGTGGAAGTGGTGATGCGTCTGGTAAGACAACAGACAATACTTGGAAGGAGGTAATGCATAAAATTGCAGAAAAAAACCCTAGAAGTCCGCTCGCCGAGAAAGTCTTGCGCAAAGATTCCAAGCGTATCAAGACTGATAAAGTCCTAGAAAAACACAAAAACAAAGTGGCTGCTGCACGCCGCTGAGTGAGGTTGCGTATGTCGAATAAAAGAAAAACAGCAAGCAATACGATTATAGAACTAGAAGGTCCACAGGCTCTGCGAACTAATGCTCCGCATCGAGTCAAGCCTTCTGAGTTAAAAGCATTCTCTCCACTAACAGACAACCAAAAGAAGTTCTTTGATGCCTATACACGTGGTGATTATTTCCTTATGCTTACTGGTTCTGCTGGTACTGGAAAGTCTTTTATTGCTTGCTACAAAGCGATCGAAGAAGTTTATGACAAGAACAGTTCCTTTAAGCGTGTTGTTATTGTTCGTTCTGCTGTGCAGTCTCGCGATGTCGGTTTTACACCTGGATCGCTAGAAGAAAAGATGAGCCTGTATGAACAGCCTTATATGCAAATCTATCAAACACTTTTCAATCGCCGAGATGCGTACGAAGGTCTAAAGGATGCAGGTAAGATTGAGTTCATCTCTACAAGTTTCATTCGCGGCATGTCCTTTGATGATTCAATTATTATTGTAGACGAATGTCAGAACATGAACTGGGAAGAACTATCAACAATCATGACAAGAGTTGGTTATCGTTCAAAAATTATTTTTTGTGGTGACTACAGGCAGACTGACCTATACCGCAAGCAAGGCGACAAGTCTGGGCTGTGGAAGTTCCACGAGATCGCCAAGACGATGTCTTCCTTTACCAGCGTAGAGTTTACCACTGATGATATTGTGCGCTCAAGTCTTGTGAAAGACTTTCTGATTGCCGTTGACAAATTTGAGCATCAAGAAAATACTTGACTTTTGCTCTTGACTAGAGTATAATAGACTATGTCGCCTATGATGAAAGGAATACTATAATATGATGATGTTTGATCTAGAAACGCTTGGCACTGAATCAACTAGTGTGGTTCTTTCAGCCGCGATCACCTACTTCGATTTCTCTGATGCAATCGAAGATGACTCTACTGAAAATTTGGTCTCTGAATACAATCGCTATGTGATGACCTCTTGCTTTGTGAAGTTCAATGCGGTTGAACAGCGAGACTTAGGTCGAGTTGACACTACTGGCACCAAGGAATGGTGGATCAAACAGTCTCAGATGGCAAGAGAGATGTCTTTCTACGCAAAGCCTGATGATCTTTCTGTAGCCGAAGGGATTGCTAAGATTAATTCTTACATCAATGCACACGGTGGACCCAATCAGATTGTTTGGGCACGTGGTTCGCTAGACCAGATGTGTTGGGATAGTCTCTGCCGTTCTATTGGTCAAGAGCCTCTTGTCAGGTATAACATGTGGCGTGATGTACGCACGGCGATCGATCTTCTTGCATCCGAGTCAAAGGGTGGCTATGCTTTGATTCCAGGATTCAATCCTGATCTGCATGTTGTGAAGCACATCCCGCAAAACGATTGTGCATTGGATATTATGGAACTACTTTATCATGTTTAATCACGTTGGACATAACTTTCCTAAACTTCTCCGCGAAGAGGTTGAAGGCACTCGGCGCTACGTCACCCCAACAGGCGAAAAGTATGCCTCGGTGACTACGGTGCTTGCTGAGCATGGCAAGGCTGGAATCATGGAGTGGCGCAAGCGAGTTGGTGAAGATAAAGCCAATCAGATCTCTCGCACGGCGACGACTCGCGGCACTGGTGTTCATGCTGCTATTGAGAAGTATCTAAACAATGAAGACATGACTGATCATCAGATGATGCCGAACGTCAAGACTTTGTTTGTTCGCATGAAGGAAGAACTCAAGAAGATCGACAATATTCACTGCCTTGAGACTGGCATGTTCTCTCACAAGCTGAAGCTGGCTGGAACGGTTGACTGTATTGCTGAGCATAACGGTGTTCTCTCTGTTATCGACTTTAAGACTTCTATTCGGCTCAAGAAGAAAGAGCACATCGGCAGTTACTTTATGCAGTGTGCAGCCTACGCTGACATGTTCACTGAGATGACTTCTATCCCGATCACGCAAGTTATCGTGTTGATCGGCGTAGATACCGCCAACTTTTGTCAGACTCTGAAAATTGGCGGTGATGAGCTAAATATTCATAGGAATAATTTGCAAACTTACATTGATAAGTATTACGCAAAAGTCGCACCAATTGACTCTGAGCTTTTGGTGTAGTATAATATAAGTAAGGAATCAAACCATGAAAACAATTATTGTACTTGCCGCTGCTCTGATCACCGCCATTCCGACTATTGCTTCGGCTGATGGTCGTCGCGGTCATCCCCCTGATCGCTATTCCGATCACTATGATCGCGGCAGTAGAACCAACCCTTGGCCATTTATTGCTGGCGCAATAGTCGGTGGGATTATTATTCATGAAGTTGCCGAGGCAAACCAGCCACGTGTTATCTCTTCAGATGCACCTGTGCTTGTTAATGGTGTTTGGATGCAACGTACATATAGTTGCGTTCAAGAAATTGTAACAAACTATCGCGGCGATCAAAGTATTGTTAATCGCTGCAATTATATCTATGTTCCTGTTCAAGTTTCTGAAAAATAATTGGAGATTGACTATATGAAGACTGTTGGTAATAAAATTGAAAAGTTTCTAGTCACTGGAGTTAAGCCAGGTGCACTTGGTGGTGATGATGCATTCCTCGGGATTAATGAGAACTCGTTCGGCGGTCAATGGAAGGTTATCGTCTTTTATCCGAAAGACTTTACTTTCGTTTGCCCGACTGAGATCATTGCCTATGATAAGTTGAATGAAGAATTCAAGAATCGTGATGCTGTATTGCTGATTGGTTCAACTGATAACGAATTCTGTAAGTTGGCTTGGAAGAATTCTCACGCAGGTCTCAAGGAAACTAACTGTTGGATGTTTGCAGATACTCAGCGCAGCGGCTGGCGACTAGGATTTGAATCCACAGATCTAAGTCTATCGCAACAACTTGGTGTGTTCTCTTATACTGATGGTGCTGCTCTGCGCGCGACGTTCATCGTTGATCCAGACAATGTAATTCAGCATGTCAGTGTGAATAATTTGGATGTTGGGCGCAACCCAGATGAGACGCTGCGCATTCTTGATGCGTTACAGACTAAAGAACTCTGCGCTTGCAATCGCCAAATCGGCGCAGAAACGCTGACGGCATAATCATGGAAGCACATGTATGTCGCATTTGTGATTATGTCTATGATGAATATCAACATGGAAAATTTGAAGATCTTCACGAAGACTGGTCATGCCCGCATTGCGGATCAGAGTTAGACATGTTTGAAAAAAAGGAAATCGAATAACAGCGTAAACACTTAGGTAAAGGTATTCTGGACGGGGAGTGCGACTCTCCCCCATCTCCACCAATTTAAAGTACCCCAGACGCCTCTCGTAGAAGCGCACCAGCTGGGGTCATCTATGGGGGTGCGTAGTTTCGACAGGGTAAGTAATAGACAAAGTGCGCTCGAAAGATGACTGACGTAATCAGCATAAAAAAAGTAAATGCATCTAATGATGACATCTATGATCTTGCCCTAGCGGCATGATCTGAGTTTTGTAGGTTGGACTTGGAAACAGAATCAACCTGCAGGGTTGGTGGTGTAAAAGCCACCAGCCTTTTCTTTCCACTGCATAAATGGGAGTATAACATGACGGCAGTACAAAACTACATTGACAAACACCACGATCTACTTCTTCGCTTTGGTGGTTTGTTATCTCTAATCTTTTTACTCGTTTTTGTTCCGATGCATACGCTTGTCAAAATGCAGAAAAAACTTGACGCGCATGCTGCTAATGAACAAGCCCTTCGTGCAGAGATTACTGATCTAAACGAACGCATGGGCGTGTATAAGGTTGCGTATGCAAAACAACAATCAGTACAGAAAGAAGTTCAGTGTTTGACTCAGAACATCTACTATGAAGCTGGCACTGAACCGAATGCTGGTAAAATTGCTGTTGCTGAAGTGACAATGAACCGTGTCAAGAAAGGATACGCCAAGACAGTCTGTGGTGTCGTCACTCAAAAGAGTAACGGTATTTGTCAGTTCTCTTGGGTTTGCTCGCCCAAGAAGGCAATCGATTCAATGAAGAATTGGCTTGAGGCAAAAAAGATTGCCGAGAATATTTTGATTTCTAAGAAGAAGTACGGTATAATAGGAAACGCGACGCATTTTCATGCTGACTACGTTGACCCTTCTTGGGCTGATAGTAAGAAGTATGTTTCACAGATTGGTCGACACGTATTTTACTCAGAGAGGTTAAAAGATGGCAAATAGAGAGGAAAAGAATCAGTTCTCAATGATGATCATGCAAGCAGCAATTAATCAAAAGACTGATCACATAAATGCTATTGCATCTTACTGTGAAAAGAATAATTTTGAGATCGAAATGGCTGCGGGATTGATTAATGAATGTTTAAAGAGTATCATTGAAGGTGAGGCGATGGAAATGCGTTATCTCCCAAGAGGCAGTCGACTTCCTCTATGAAGAACGTTCTGACTGAGTTCCCATTTTGCCTCGTTGGAATGACAGAAGAAGATGCAAGAAAACATTGCGTCGATAATGACCTTTTGTTTAGATGCGTTGAAAGAAATGGGGATAAAGTTTCACATGGTCGTGATGCGCGTATTGATAGAATCAGCGCCGCTATTGAGAATAATATGATTGTAAGAGCGTGGTTCGGATAAATGGATATTATTTTTATAATTTTAACATGAACGGATATGAATTCTATAAGCTGTACAATGCAGTCAAGCTGCATTTCTCTAGCGAAGGCTATAACTTCTTCACCTTTGATGGGCATATTAGATCATCTCCTGATGCCTTTGAACGTCGTAAGGACAAGTACATCTTTCATAAACTTGCAAGAATGTACAAGGAAGATGAGGCTGTAAGTTTTCTAGTTGCTAACTTTGTTGCTGGCAATGCAAGCTGGTCTAGAAAACTTGTGTCTAGTGAAGCTGCTAAAGCCTACGCAGAATGGCAGCGTGTTACAGAATCAATGAGCGAGACGTTTAAGAATGATCTTGCTCGCGTTGTTCCAGTGCCAGCTGAGTTCAACAAGTTATTCGAAGTCAATGATGGGCAGTTACCCAAACTCATGGTGTGTCTCCAGCAGAAGGATGTCACCATTGAGACCATGGTAATTCTAAACAACATTCTTGGCTTCATAAAGGTTTGGGATAAGAAGATAGAAGACGACATCATCTATCCCAAAGCGTCAATGAAGATCCGTAAATATGGATCATTTCTTAACGTAAACGTGGACAAGTATAAAAACTTGTTAAAGTCGCATTTGACTTCTGCTTGATTATACTATATAATAATATGGTGATGAAGAAAGTGGATAAGTCGTTTATACA